GAACCGCGCTCCCTACAGCGATTACGCTCGTGGCACCCGCGCCTTCACGCAAGACACCTACACCGCTCTGGAATACGGCTACGAGGAGGCTGTAGACGATACCGTCACCCTCGACGTTGCCCGCTTCTTCGATGCCGAGGTGATGGCCGCCAAGCTCGCCAAGCGCAAACTCTTGCTCGCGCATGAGCTTCGCGTCGCCTCGAAAATCTTCGATACCGGCGCGTTCACCTCGACCAACTCTGGCACCGCCTACACCGTCGCCAATTTGGCCACGTTCGACGTCGGTCAGGACGTGCAGGAAGCTCTCGACCGGATGCTTGCTCGCGGCGAGTCCACGACCAACACCCGCGTCGTCATCCCATACCCGGTCTGGACCCGTTTGCGCGCAAGCGTCAAGTTCCAGAATCGTTTACGGGGCACGGGTCTTTCGTCCGACACCATCCTCAACGCCAGCACCCAAGCAGCCGCCGAAGTGTTCGGCGTCGCCGAGGTTCTGATCGGTCGCGCTTCCTACGATAGCGCACCCGAGGGCATCGCCTTTTCCGCCGCAAACGTCTGGGCCAACACCTACATCTGGGTGGGCTCGGTCACGCAGGCTTCGGCTGGCTACTTTGGTGGCGGCGCAGGCTTCACGCTCAACTGGTCCGAATATGGACCGGCTATCGGCGTCTCGACCTACCGCGAAGAGAAGATCAAGTCGAACATCGTTCGCGCCTCGCAATATACCGCCGAGAAGATCGTGAACTCGAACGCTGGTCAGCTTATCGCTACCCAGTATTCCTGATCTTAACTAGGTTCAGAAAAACAGCCTCACGCTTCACGGCGTGGGGCTTTTTGTTTTGACCGGTCCGAGCGATCAGCAAGACCTGACGCAAACACAACGACGAACATGATACTTTCCCTCTGCGTAATTGCTGGAAACGAGGCGGCACAAATCGGCGCGATGCTCGACAGCTTCGACGGCGTGATTGACGAGGTCTCACTCGTCCGCGCCATCGGCTCGCAGGAACCGGACGCGACGGAGCAGATCGTGCGCGACTGGTGCTTGCAGCACTCGGTCGGATTCGTGTTCAGCGAATACAAGAACGGCGCGACGGCGCAGGCATGGAAGCACGTCGATTCGTTCGCCCGCGCACGCAACCAAGCGTTCGCGCAGGCGTGCGGCGACTGGCTGATTTGGGCCGACTGCGACGACGTGATTGCGGAGGCTGAGAAGCTGCGGGACAGGCTCGCCGAGCTATCGGACGACGTGCTCATGGTCCGTTGCCCTTACGACGTGCGCGGCACCGGGAAGAAGCTTCACCGGGAGCGGATCGTGCGGCGCAGCGCATTTGCGAGCGGCCGCGTCTGGCATCACGACGTGCACGAAAATCTCCTCCTACTTCCGAACGACCGCCATTTCGACTGGGCGACGCCGGTCTGGCACCATCAGCCGATTGCGATCAAGCAGGACAACCGCAAACGAAACTTGGCGATCTTGGGGCGCAGCGTCACCGAGTCCGCGACCCAGTATTTTTATATTCACCAAGAGCATTATTGCGCCGGCAACAAGACGGCCGCTGAGCAGTTCGGCCGGATCGCGCTCAGCTTCCCAAACCTTGACGACAGCTTCCGCTACGAGGTCGGGCTCAACCTTGCGCGGCTCGTCGCTTCTCGTCGCGAGGCGATGCAGTTCGCAATGTCGGCGCACGGTGTTTTCCCTTGGTGCCGCGAGGCAATCGCGTCGGTCATCCTCTTGGCGTTCGAGCGCAACGACGGCAAGCGGGCAAGCTTTTGGGCGTCGCGGATGCTCGCGCTTCCCGAGCCTACCGCAAAAGACCGGCCGTGGACTCACGAAGTCAAGTGGTATGGCTGGGCCGGGCACGATCTTGCGGCGCGGGCCTACCGCCTCGCCGGCCAATTGGACGACGCCGCGGCGATGCAGCTCGTTTTCCACAAGCACACGCAGCCAAGGATTCGGCTGACGCAAAAGACACTAGGCAACTCAACCAAATCGGTCGCCTTCCGCGACGCTTGGCTTTCGACGGCGGCGCAGCCGGAGCGCATCGAACACCGCTTTCTGGTCAAGGCCGACGACGCCGAGACGATGGGGATGGCGAAGCAGTTCCTGCACGACGTAGGCGAGCCGAGCGCAGCCGAGCCGGGCGTGATTCAGGTCAACGCTGACGACGGCATGGTTCCGCCTCACAACTGGGACGAAAGAATCTTGGCAAGCGGCTGCACGCTGATCGACGCGGAGAACATCGAACAAATTTTGGGAGCAAAAAAAGCATGATTCCCGAGCCGGCCATCGTCGTCTGCACGACCAACGCAAGGTGTCTCGACGTGCTCAAGGCGTCGGTCAAAGCCTACGTGCCGCGCAACATCCGCACCTACTATTTTCACGGCGTCGGGAACACGTTCGGCGAAGCTTACAACCACGCGGCGGGGATCGCGTTCAAGGAGCATGACGAGCTGGTTATTTGCAACGACGACATCGTTTTCACGCCGACGACGTGGGAGACCCTGCTTTACGACGCTTACGCGTTGCGCCAGACGTTCGGAAAAATCGGCTACGTCGCAGCCCGCTCGGACTACGCACGAGGCGCGCAGAACATCCGTTGCGGCACCGGGCGCTTGGACTTTCTGCGATTCGAGTCAGAGCGCAGCATTGTCGAGACGCCGGTCATCGCGCCGATTTGCGCGTGGATTCACCGCGACGCGTGGGTCGATTTCCCGCCGATCAACTGGTTTTCCGACGACGTTCAATGCGCGGACATGAAGCGCCGGCACTTCGTCTCCCGGGCCTACGTGCATCACGTCGGCTCGCAGACGTGCGGCAACGACGCTGCCAAGTGCATGGCCGATGCTGAGCCGTGGCTGCGGGAGAACCGGCCGGCGCTGCACGCGATGCACTTTCCCGCGGTTTGACGAACCGAGCAATTGTATGGCCGCCGTCCGAGACTTCGACCCGACGCAGATCAATTCCGACTTCTCCGCGATCTTGGAGCAGGCCGGCATTTCGTTCACGTATCAGGGCGCCGCGGTCACCGGCATCTGGTCAGCGGCGAGCAATGCGTTTGCCGACTTCGAGGACCAACGCCGCGACGACAGCAAGTTTACGATCTTCCTTTTGACGACGAGCGTGAGCGCTGCGCCGAAGGTCACGCAGACCCTTTCCCGAGCTGGAATCACCTACTACGTTGAGCGCGTGACGCTGGACGCCGAGGGCGCGGGATGTGAGCTGGGCGTCGCTAAGGTCATATGATTTCGATCTTCTCAGACACCAAGAAGCTCGAATATGCGCTGGCGAGACTCGCCGACGCTGCGAAGGTCGATCTTGGTCTGGTCATCAAGCAGGAGGGCGCTTACGTCGCGAGGACGATCATGCTCATCACGCCGCCGACTGGCGACAAACTGGCAAAAGGTGCACAGACTCAGATCCCAATCGTGACCGGCGGAACGATCACGAAAACCAAAGCGGGCGGACTCAGCACGAACGCAAAGGAGCAGGGCGAGAACGCAATTCTGGGCGACCTCTTCGGAGGCCGACAACTGGCGAAGGAAAAAAGCATCGGTCTCTTCCAAAGAATCGGAAACTCAACGGAAGTTCCGCCGCGCGGAGGTCAGCCGCACGAAACGATGGGCGTAAACCTCGGCTGGGAAGGCTCAAAGAATATCCGCATTTATCGCAAGTTCTGGCAGCCGGGCGCATCCATCGCTCAGATGCGGGCGTTTCATTACGCGAACAGAAATTCACGCGGGAGGCCGAAACAAGTCACACGCAGCGCAATCGGCCGTTGGCAAGTGCAGGACCAGATGTGGGTTTCGAATGAAGCGGCGGACGCTTATCTCAAATACACGCAGAAAAAGGTCGGTCTCGCGAAGGCTGGATTTGCTGCGGCTGCAATGGCGTGCGGCGTTCGCGTGCCGGCTTGGATTCGTCGGCACATGGCAAAGGCCGGAACCGCGCAAGTGCAGTTCGGTCAGAATCCTTTCGTGAGCGCACGGACCACCGGCAACAAGATTCCCGACCTGCAACGCGTGGTCGATTCGGCTTTGAAAATTCGCTACAAGGTCACGCTCTCGAAGATCCGAGCACTCAACGCCAACCGCGCCGTGAATCTTGGATTCGCAAAAGTGAAGGGCGGCATGGTCATACCAAAAGAAGCATGAGCACCCGCACAAACATCCGCAACGCCACTGCCAACGCTTTGACCGGCGCTCTCGTCGTTCCGACCGCGAACATCTTGCGCGGGCGCAACAACACGATTGCGAGCGTCAGCTTTCCGGCCGCTGCCGTTTATGCGGTCAGCGAGCAGATCGAGGTCCGCACGCTCGGGCCGAGCAATCGCACGCAATATCGGCAGCTGCAGCTCGTGGTGGATTACTTTATCGCCGAAAGCGGCACCTACCTGATCGACGATCTTTTCGACACCGGCAGCGCAGCGGTTGAAGCGGCGGTGCTCGCGGACGTCACGCTCGGCGGGCAGTGTCAGGACCTGCATTTGACGAGCGTGGAATATACGATTGAGCCAGACGAGGACCGGCGCTTTGGCTCGGCTCGGCACACCTTCAACTGCATTTATTTTTCAACCGACTAACCTCATTTTATGGCAACCAAACTTGGCCGCGACGGCCTAATCAAAATATCCAGCACGACGATTGGCGAACTGCGGAACTACGCTCTCACCCATTCGTCCGACACCGTCGAAGACTCCGTCCTTGGCGACACCTACCGCACCCGACTTGCATCCATGAAAACGTGGAGCGCGTCGGGCGATCTTTACTGGGACGAAGGCGATGCCGGCCAACTCCTGATCACCATCGGCTCGCAGGTCACGCTGAACCTTTACCCAGAAGGCGCAAGCACCGGCGACGTTTACTATTCGGGCGCGGCCATCGTGACCCAGTTTAACGTGAGTGCTAGCTTTGACGGTATCATAGAAGGCTCGATTGCCTTCGAAGGTAACGGGACGCTCTCAACGTTGACGGCTTAATTTCGCACGAAAAACACAACACACACATGGACGCAATCGACCTCGTAAGAGAACACTTCGCCTCACTCGGCACGCGCAAAATTGACGTGCCGGAGTGGAAGCTCGTGGTGCACGCAACGCCGGTCACGCTCTCGGAAAAAAACCGGCTCTATCGTCGCAGCAAAGAGAACGACATGGAGCTGCTCGTGGACATTCTGATCATGAAGGCCACCGACGAGCACGGCGCGAAGCTGTTCACGATTGAGCACAAGCCGACGCTGTTGAACAAGGCGGACAGCAACGTCGTCGGCCGCGTCGCCAACGCCATTCTCGCCGACGACGCGCCGAAGGTGGACGACCTAAAAAACTGATTTACGGCGGGGAGGCGGCAGACCTCCTCGCCGTTTACGCGCTCGCGGACCGTCTGCACAAATTTGCCCACGAGGTGCTCGCGATGCCGGCTCAGGAACTGAACGGCTGGCTGACTTACATCGAACACCAAAACCGAATCTCCAAATAACATGGCTGAGGCAACATTTACACTGCGGGCGGTCGATGACACGAAGAAGGCTTTTGCTGGGATTCAGAATAGTCTGACGCGCTTGCAAAAAACCACTGCAAGCATCGGGACACTAGGCAAAAATCTTTTGGGTGGCAGTGCGCTTGTGGCGACGATGACGATGCTGAAAGGCAAAATCGATCAGGTCGTAACAGCGAGCGATGAGATGGGAATGAGCGACGAGCAAATTCTTGGAGCAATGCGGTTTCAGAACGCGATCGAAAGCATATTGAATTTCGTCGTGCAAATACCGGCGGCACTTACACGCGCGGGATTTGCACTTGGTGAAATGGTGGGACTCTTGGACGAAACAGACTTAAAGAAAAAACTCGGAGAATTTCGCGCACAGCAATCCGCCAAAGAAATTAAGTCACTTGGAGAAACAATAAAGACTCTGAGCACAGATTTTGATAGCATCGGTCAAACGGCCGGTGCCGCTTTTGATAAAGTTACAGTCGAAGTTCAAAGATTAGAAAACGCGATGGCGGCAGTCGACGAAAGCAAGCCGCTTGACCGAGCAAAGCTGGAAGTGGAGCTGGCAAGAGCCTACAACGCTCAGCGGCAGATCGGTCTCGATTTATCGAAGCAACTTGCGGACGCGGAAGCGGAGCTGAATAAGAGCAAGCCCAAGGGAGAAATCGCTGAAATCTCAAAGCCGGATAACCTGAGGGCACTTAATGAGCTGCGCGGAATTCAAAATCAGCAGATGATAAAGATTAACAACGAGATGATTACAGCGATTGCGAACGGCAATGCGGTCGGAGTTATCGAAGAAAGAAAACTGAAGCTCATGCGAGAGCAGACGGACGTAAACCTGAGGCTGAACAAGATTCTTGAGGAAAACGACGCGATCTTTTTAAGCGCTGGCAGCATGATCGCCCAAGGCTTCGAGGACGCGATCCTCAGCGGTCAAAAGCTCGGCGAGGTTGTCCGCTCACTCGGTCGCGATTTGGTTCGGCTCGTGTTCAACCAAATGGTCACGCAGCGGCTCGCGGCAGGAGTTACCGGAGTTCTGCAAGGCAAAGGCTTTGCCGGTTTCATGGCCGATGGCGGGCCGGTCAGCGCAGGCTCCTCTTACGTCGTCGGCGAGCAAGGCCCAGAACTCTTCGTGCCGCACGCCAGCGGCACCATCGTTCCGAACAACAAGATGGGCGGCGGCAGCGGTTCAGGCGGCGGAAGCGTGACGGTCAATTACAACATCGCGGCGGGCGTCTCGCGGGCTGAACTCGCTCCGATCCTCGAACAAGAGCGGCGCCGGCTCAAGGCCGAGATTCCCGACATGGTTCGACGCGGCGGCGGATACCGCGCAGCCTTCGCCTAATCGTTATGGCCATCACTTACCCGCTCACGCCGCCAAGCCCGTTCAACCTCTCGCGTCTCTCGCTCACGGGCGTTTCCGCGACCTCGCGCAACACGTCGCCCTTCACGTTGCAGACCCAGCAATACAACTGGCCGGGTCAAGCGTGGCTCGGCTCGGTCGATTGCCCACCGATGAAGCGCGCGGACGCGGAAACCATCATTTCGTTCCTACTCGCGGCGCAGCGCGGCACGTTCTATTTTCAAGACTACGCAAACCCGACGAACCGAGGCGGCATCACCGGCACGCTGAACGTAGCCACGGCGACTGCGAACGGCACGACGTTGACCTACACAAACACGGGCGGCTCTGGATCATTTGCAGTCGGCGATTGGCTGCAAATCTCGACCTCGCTTTACAAGGTCGTGCAATCCAACTCGTCAACGAGCGTCGATCTTTTTCCGGCTCTACGCAAAAGCTACGCCGGCGGCACGTCGATCACCTACGCCAACGCCAAGGGCGTCTTCCGCCTAGCGTCGCCGAGCACCGAGTGGGCCATCGGCGAGGCAAGCATCTACGGCATCGGCTTCGCGATCGTGGAGGACGTCGAATCATGAGCATCACCACCGCAGGCCGGTCTCTCTCGGCCAACATGGTTACGGAGGTCAGCGCCTCGCAGCTCTCGCCGATCCTTCTCGCGTCGTTCTCGTTCTCGACGCCGGTGCGGCTTTGGAGCGGTTACGGCACGATCACCGTCGGCGGAGTGACCTACCAAGGCATCGGCACGCTCGGGACGATTTCGCCGGTGGAGGAGACCACCGACCTCTCGGCGCGTGGAATTAACTTCCAGCTCTCGGGAATTCCGAGCGCTTACGTCTCGCTTGCGCTCACGGAGAACTACCAAGGCAAAGCATGCTCCGTGCTGTTCGGCGCACTCGACGCTACTGGCGCGATTGTCGCGTCGCCGGTGACGATCTTTGCCGGCCGCATGGATGTTATGTCGGTCAACGACGACGGTCAGAACGCGACGATTATCATGAGCGCGGAGAACAAGCTCGTTGATTTTCGCCGGCCGCGTGAAGTGCGCTACACGCACCAAGAGCAGCAAAACCTTTACCCGGGCGATCTCGGCTTGGAATTCGTCACCGCGATTCAGGAAAAACAGATTTACTGGGGCAACGCAAAGCTCGCGGCACCGGTCAACGAGGGCGGCGGCGAAACTGAGGTCACCTCCTACATGTAACCATGCCAGCACGCCGTGACAACTGGCCGGACCTGCTTGCAAAATTCATCGAGCAAAAGCGCGATCAACCTTTCGCGTGGGGAATAAACGACTGCTGCCTATTTGGAGCAAACT